ATGCCTTGGAAAAATGAACCAAACATCCTTTCAATGCTGCTTGCTTTCGGTATGACACTGCTGGGAGCGGTCGCCAGCTATTCCTTCAAGGTTTTGAACGGCGAAACCTTTAGCTGGAGGACGCTGTTTTTGCAGCTGTTCGTCTCTATTTTCGCCGGTTTGACCATGGTGATGATTGCCCTGCATTACGACTGGCCTTCGGAGGTGATGGGCGGCGTATGCGGCATGGCGGGGTGGTCGGGAGCATCTCTGATCAAGGCATTGGAACGTCGATTTCTCAATAAAGCGTCAGGAGGAAACCATGAAGATAAGTGACGATGGCATGGCGCTGATTAAGCGTTTCGAAGGCCTGCGGTTGCAGGCTTATCAGGATTCGGTCGGCGTTTGGACCATCGGCTACGGGTGGACCCAGCCGGTAGCGGGACGAAAAATAGGGGCCGGCATGGTGATCGATGCCACAACGGCCGAGCGTTTGCTGGTGTGCGGCGTCGGCCAATTCGAACAGGGCGTCGAACGGCGGGTGACGGTGCCGATCACGCAGGGGCAGTTCGATGCGCTGGTGAGCTTTGCCTATAACCTGGGCCTGCGCGCGCTGGAGAACTCGACGCTGCTGCGCCGACTGAACGCCGGCGATCGGCAGGGAGCGGCCGACGAGTTCGGTCGATGGGTGAATGCAGGCGGCGTGCGGCTCGATGGGCTGGTTGCCCGGCGCGCGGCGGAACGCGCGCTGTTCCTTTCCTGATACCCGAAATCGTCTGCAGAACGATTCCCCCCTCAAAACGACGGAGACTTTGCCCAAATGATTGAAGATGAAATCCAACGCTCGCTGGCCGCGCTAACCCATCTGGCGGTTTATCCGCTGATCTTGCCGGATCCGCAGCAAGAAGGCGTGACCTATCAGAAGATCAGCGATCTGAAAGTGAACACCGGTCTGGTCGACAGCTCGCTGGTGCAGAGCCGTTTTCAGATTGTGCTGTACGTGATCGACGATTATTCCCGGCTGATCGCTCTGGATAAGGCGGTTTTGAATGCCTGGGAAGGGGTTCGGCATGGCCATATCGGCCAATGGCCGGTACAGGCGGTCACGCGCAGCACTCTTTTGCAGAGCGCTACGTCGCTGGCGGATAACCGCGTTCAGTATCGGATGGCGCGCGATTACCTCATCACCCATTCCGAGGTGGCGGCGTGATCGCCATAAACGTTTCCGGCATGGCGGAATTGACTCGCCGTTTGGAAGCGATTCGGCGCGAGGTCACCAGTCACATTCTGCCGGAGGCCGGCCACGCCGCGTTGGCCCCGGTTCTTGGCACCATGCGGCAGTGCGCCGAACGAGGGGCGCCAAACAGCGAACCCTCGCTGAGCGCCGGCATCGCGATACGCCCGGCCGTTACCGCATGGAACGCGGTGACATTGCGCGTCGGCCCCAGTAAACAGCATTACCGCAGAGCCCTGGAGCAGGAGTACGGCACGGCAACGCAAGCCGCCGCCCCGTTTATTCGCCCTGCGCTGGATCACCACAAGCACCAAGTGTTACGCATCCTGGCGGCTCACGTCCGCTATGGCATCGAAAACCGGTAGCGACCACTACCATCCTTCATCAAAAAGAGAGAGAAAAACTATGGCTGATAAAACTTCGCCAGAATACGCCATGCTGCCTGCCGGCACTATCGTCAAATGGGGCACCGTCGGAGCTGCAACCACGGCCATGAAGGCGCTGACCAACTGTAAAGCGGTAGGTGAAATGGGGCAAACCGGCGGTTTTGTCGATTGCACCACGCTGCTGGATACCGCCAAGCAGTTTATTTCCGACCTGCCGGAAGGCGCGGAGAAATCCATCGGTTTCATCGACGATCCGTCCAACGCCGATTTTGCGGCGCTGCTGAATGCGGCGGACAAGCGCGAAACGGTGCAGTTCTACGTCGAGCTGCCGAACGGCCGTACCTCCACCTCCATCCTGTCGCTGTCCGGCTGGAAAATGAATGAGATCACCGCCCCGGCGAGCGAAGTCATTCAGATTACCGTCCAGGGCAAGCAAAACAGCAACACCTGGGGTACGGTCACCCCAAAAGTGTGACAAACCGACGGTTCGCGCTGGCTTAACGTCTTATGGCGTTCGGCGCGAACGCTTCCGCCGCGGGCCATGTGGCCTGCGGCAACTCGCTTATGTACAGAGTAAACCGAATTGAACAAGGAAAAACTGATGACAGAGAAATACGATCTGAAAGCGCTGAAAGCGGCGCTGCTGAAATCCGACGATCACGTGATTGAAACGCAGATCTTTGGCACCAAAGCCTTTATCCGACGCCTGAAAGCGGCGGAACTGCAGGAAAACGAAGACGGCATGAAGGCCGCCATCGACAGCGGTGACATGAACAAAGCCGCGCAGCTTAACGTGCAACTGCTGCTGTCATGCCTGATGACGCCGGACGGCAAACGTATCCCGGCCGGCGCCTTGCCGAGCGTTGACGATCTGCTGGCGGCGCACGACAACCCAACGCTGGTCGAAGCCATCGGCGCCGTCAAGCGCCATGCGGTCGGCAGCCTGGAGGAAGCGGAAAAAAACTGACTGACTCGCCCTGGCTGATGTTGGTGTTCCAACTGGCCGATCGCTGGGGTGAGTCGGATCCTCGCAAGATCGCCGCGATGCCGGCGCACATCCTGAATCACTGGCGGGCATACTTCAAACTGCAAGGCATGACGGCCGATGCGGCGGAGAGTGCCCCCGTTCATCAATCCGGTCAGCCCGCGCAAAGCAGTATTGATATGCAGTGTGCTGACGTTATGCGAGTGCTGGGAAATGGCTGATACCGCACTGTTGGTCGTCGGGTTGCAACTGAATGACACCAACTTTAAAAACAAACTGACGGCGGCTTACCGTACTGCCGGGGAACAATCCGCCAAATTTAACCGCCAGGCTCAGCAGGACGCGAAGAAGACCGACGAGTCGTATCAACGCATCGGCGGCACGCTTGGCGGCCTGGCGGGGAAACTGGCGGGGCTGGCCGGCGTTGAGCTGTCGCTGCAGGGCCTCGCCGCCACCTCGCGCCACTATGGGCAGGCGCTTACCGAACTTGCGTCCATCACCGTTGCCGCGACGGTGCAGATGAGGCAGTTGGACGACGCGGCCCGCCAGGCGAGCAGCGCTTCCGGCGAAGGCGGCAGCCGGGCGGAGGAGATGCTGAAACTGGCCGGCGGCCTGAATGACAGCGCGGCGGCCTGGCGCGATCAGGCTGCGGCGGCGCGCGGGGCGGCTCAGGCGACATCGGGCGTCGGCGCGGCGTCTCGTGTCGCCAACGTTGCGCTGGGGGCGCTGGGCGGCCCGATCGGTGTCGCCATCCAGGCGGGATTGGCGCTGTTGTACTTCCATGAGCAAAACCAATTAGCTCGTCAATCGGCTTTGGCATTGAAAGATGCGGCAGTCGAGACGGCCGAAGATCTCAGCAAACTCTCCAGGGCAAAGCTCGCCGTCAAAATTGATACCTTCGACGATCAGTTAAGGACGCTCAGTGAGGAAAAAGCCAAGATCGAAAACCAACTGGCGCGTAGGAGCGATATCCTAATTGCTGGCTTAGAGCGCCGAAGCAAAGGGTTGTTGGGATTCCTCTATTCTGATCCCAAAGAGGTGAAGAAAGAGCGGAACGCCTTGCAAGCACAGTTGGAAGATGTCATTAAGGGCGAGAAAGCGATCCGGCTTCGGCGAAGCAATGCCGTTAATGCACAAAATGGCAACGACAGCCATGTTGAGGCCAAACCTGTTAAGCCTAAGGGCCATCAAACAAGTGCCCTTCCTGTCGGTCGTATTTTCAACGATAACGGCAAGCAGCTGGCTCTTGATAAGTACCAACTGCTGCGGCAGGAAATCGAGCAGGCGCATCTGAGCAGCCTCGACAAAATCACCCAAGGTGAACAAAGCGCACAGGCCAAGCTGGCGTCAGCGGCCAAGGCGGCCGGTGCCGGGCAAGCCGATGTGCAGCGTGCGATGGCGCTGAACGCCGAGAAGTACCAGCGGCAGCGGCAACAGCTGGCTGAACAATACGCGCCGGGGCAGGCGGCGGTGCGTAAAGAGCAGGAGGTCGGCAAGGAGCTGAAGGCGCTATATGACGGGCGGCTGCTGACCGAACGCGAGTACCAGACCGCCAGCCGGATGCAGCAGCAAGAAACGGCGCGCCAACGGCTGAAGGCCGAAACCGACGCGCTCGCTGCGCCGCGCATGAACATTGCCGGTGATGTGGATCCTGCCGCTCGGCTTAACAACCAATTGGTGCAGCAGCAGGCGCAATACCAGGCCTACTACCAGCAAGGCTTGCTGGATAAACAGCGCTATGAACAGCTGATGCAGGCGGCGACGCAAGAATCGTCGGACGCTCAGTATCAGCAGGCGCTGAGTCTGTTCGGCGGGCAGAGCCGCGTGCACAAGATGGCGCTGGGGCTGGTGGACATGACGCGGGAACGGACCTCCAGCATGATGTTCGATCTGCTGACCGGGACGCAAAACTTTAAGCAAAGCATGCTCGGTTTGATGACCTCCATGACGCAGTCCATCGTTCAGCAACTGATCGATCTGGCGATGCAGGCGCTGTTGACCAGAACCTTTCTCTCTACCTTTATGAGCATAGGCGGCGGTTTGCTGGGCGGCGCTGCAAGCGCCGGCGCGGGCGCGGCCGGCTCAGGCGCGATGGGCATGCCGACCGGTTGGCAAGGCTATGTCCCCAACGCCAAGGGCGGCGTATACGCCTCGCCTTCGCTGAGCGCATTCAGCGGTGAGATCGTCAGCAATCCCACGTTATTCGCGTTCGCCAGAGGCGCCGGTTTGATGGGCGAAGCCGGGCCGGAGGCCATCATGCCGCTCAAGCGCGGCGCGGATGGTTCGCTCGGCGTGCGGGCGATCGGCGGTGGCGGCCAGCAGTCTGCGGCGGCGCCGAATGTCTACATCACCATCGAGAACGGCGGCAACGTCAGTTCGCAGGCCGATCCGGGATGGGGCGAGTTCGGTAAACGGATGGGGAATATCGCCGCGCAGGAAAGCCAAAAGGTGATCAACCGTAACCTGATGCCGGGCCAGCCGATTTGGAAAGCAATCAAGGGGATGTAATGGGCATTCAGACATTTGAATTTCCGGCGCGCGTCAATGCCGCCGGCGATATGCGTTTTCGCGTCAGAAAGGCGCAGTTCGGCGACGGCTATGCGCAGGTCTCCGGCGACGGCATTAACCCGATCGTGCGCTCCTGGGATCTGACCTTTGTCGGCAAGTATGACTACATCACGCCGATCATCGTCTTTCTGGAAAACCATCACGGGGTGAAGTCCTTCCAATGGACGCCACCGACGCAGGTTCCTGGCCTGTACCGCTGCGAGGGTTATAAGCCGGTCGCCATGGGCGGGGACAACTATTCACTGACGGCCACGTTTACCGAGGCCTTCCACGTTTAACCGGGGGGAGATGATGCTGAATTCAGATTTGCAAAAGCTGGAGCCGGGCAACCGCATCCGCCTGATTGAGGTAGACGGCACCCGTTTTGGCGCCGATATTCTGCGCTTTCATTGCGATACCCTGCCTTTTACGCCGCAAGAGCTGGCCGCCGCCGGGGGTGATGAAACCAAATTGCCGGCGAAATCGGTTTGGTGGCAGGGACAGGAGTACGGCCCGTGGCCGTTTAGCGTTGAAGGGCTGGAGATCTCCGCCGACAGCCAAGGCAACGCGCCGAAGCTGTCGGTCGCCAATATCAATGGCCTGATTAGCGCGCTCTGCCTGCAGTTTGAGGACATGGCGCAGGCCAAGGTGCGGATCCACGACACGCTGGTGCACTACCTTGATGCCCGCAACTTCCCGCAGGGGAATCCCGCGGCCGATCCGCTGCAGGAAAAGCTGCAGGTGTTCTACATCGATCGCAAGGCGACGGAAAGCGACGAGGCGGTGGAATTCGAGCTCTCCAGCCCGGCAGACCTGCGGGGATTGCGCATTCCGACCCGGCAAATCCACAGCCTGTGTACCTGGTGTTCGCGCGGTGGCTATCGCACCGGCAAGGGCTGCGATTACGCCGGTAGCCGTTACTTTGACGACAAGGGCAACCCGGTGGATGACCCGAGCCAGGATCGCTGCGGCGGGCTGCTGAGCGACTGCCAAAAACGTTTTGGCGAGCACGAGCCGCTGCCGTTCGGCGGCTTCCCCGGCGCGGCGTTGATCCGGCAGTAGGGGGCAAACATGAAAGAAAAAACCGCGGCGGCCATTATGGCGCACGCCAGGGCCGAGTATCCGCGCGAATGCTGTGGCGTAGTGGCGCAAAAATCCCGCGTGGAGCGCTATTTCCCGTGCCGTAACCTGGCGGACAACCCCACCGAGCAGTTTCATCTGGCGCCGGAAGACTACGTGGCCGCCGCCGAATGGGGCACCATCACCCTCATTGTGCACAGCCACCCAGACGCCACCACGCAGCCGAGTGAGCTGGACAAGGCGCAGTGCGACGCGATGGAGTTGCCCTGGGCGATAGCCAGCTGGCCGGAGGGGGATTTACGTATCCTCTTGCCGCGCGGCGAACTGCCGTTGGTGGGCCGCCAGTTCGTGCTGGGGCATACCGACTGTTGGGGGTTGGTCATGAGCTACTTCCGGCAGGAGCACGGCATAACGCTCCAGGATTACCGCGTTGATTATCCGTGGTGGGAGCGGGGTGAAAACCGCTATCTGGATAACTGGCATGCCTGTGGCTTTCGCGAGTTCGATGGCCCGCCGCAGCCGGGGGATATGGCGATCATGCAGGTTGCGGCGCCGGTGGCCAACCACGCCGGCATTTTGCTGGCAGATGGTCTGTTGCTGCACCATATGTACGGTATGCTCAGCCAGCGGGTGCCTTACGGCGGGTATTGGAAAGAGCGAACGGTGAAGGTGTTGCGGCATAGAGAAATGATGTAATTCTCTGTTAAGATGAAAAAAATAACAGAGGGATTACTGATGAAAAAAATACTCTTGTCCATTACGTTGCTGATGCTGACGGGTTGCGCAAATCCAGAACTAACAAAAAAGGTTACTGCTGAGTTTACATCTAAAAAGGATGTAAAGAATTTATCCGTTTGCATCGCTGAGAAATCAGACATGAGAACGTTTAATGGTATGCGCATTGAAACAACAGAAAAGCCCGCTAGAGACGGAGGTGTTTCTTTGGCTCTGATTAATGGAGGTGGATATATTGATATTATTGATAAAGGAATGTACCGTCAGGTTATTTATAGAGGTGAAGCCGCAGAAACCCCGTGGGGTAAGCTTACAAACAGGAAGAGCGATGTGATTTCGGACATTAATTCGTGTTTGTAATTTAATGAATGTAAGACTGACCCGCGAACAGGCGGGTTTTTTTATGGAGTGATTATGGCCTTCGTTAACGTCTCAATAAGAACGGTTAAATTCCACGGGCCGATGGTTAAACTGTTTGGGAGAGAGTTTAAGTATCGAGCCATAACGGTTCCGAAAGCAATTGATGCAATGAGGAATTTACTTCCAGGGTTTGAACGCTACATGCTTGAAGCTCATAATCGCGGATTAACATTCTCTATATTTGTTGGGAAGCGAAATGTAAGCCAAGATGAGTTGGAGTTAACCCAAGGTACTGATGATATTCATATTGTTCCGGTGGTTATTGGAAGTAAGAGAGCCGGGCTATTTCAAACAATATTGGGGGTGGCACTGGTTGCCACTGCTGCATATTTCACTGGGGGTGCTGCTATTGGAATGGGGGCGGGGTTTTCCAGTGCTGGAGCATGGGGGTCTGCTTCATTAGTTGGCGCTTCCCTTGCCCTCGGCGGCGTCGTCCAAATGCTCTCCCCGCAAATGGGCGGGCTGCGCATGCGGCAAGGCCCGGAAAATAAACCGAGCTATGCCTTTGGCGGGCCGGTCAACACCACGGCGCAGGGCAACCCCGTCGGCGTGCTGTACGGCACGCGTGAAATTGGCGGGGCGATTATCTCCGCAGGCATTTATACCGAAGACCAGCAATAACGACATCCGTTTGAACAGACAGCCGCAATAGCGGCTTTTTTTATGGGCGAAATATGGCACAGAACATTATCCGTGGGCGAAAAGGCGGCGGCGGTGGCGGCCACACGCCGGTAGAATCGCCGGACAGCATTCAGTCGATCGCCAGAGCGAAGATGCTATTCGCATTGGGCGAAGGGGAGTTTGCCGGCGGGCTGGATGGCACGAACATTTTTGTTGATGGTACGCCGGTACTGAGCAGCGACGGAACGGAAAACTTTCCCGGTTTCCGCTGGGAATTCCGCCCTGGTTCGCAGGCGCAGGAATATATCCAGGGCATTCCCGCCGTTGAGAATGAGATCTCGGTCGGCAGCGAACTGAAAAGCGGCACCCCGTGGGTACGGTCTGTATCGAACCTGCAACTTTCCGCTGTACGTCTGCGTCTGGGGTGGCCCATGCTGCAAAAGCAGGCGGACAACGGCGATGTCAACGGCTATCGCATCGAGTACGCCATCGACGTGGCGACCGACGGCGGCAGTTACCAGGAGGTGTTAACGGCGGCGATCGACGATAAAACCACCTCGCTGTATGAACGCTCGCACCGCATCAACTTGCCGAAGGCCACCACGGGCTGGCAGCTGCGCGTGCGCCGGTTGACGCCTAACGCCAACAGCGCCCGGATCGCCGACCGCATGAACATCGAGGCGTTGACCGAAATCATCGATGCCAAGCTGCGCTACCCGAACACTGCGCTGCTTTACGTGGAGTTCGACTCGAAGCAGTTCCCCAACATCCCGAAGATCAGCTGCAAACCGCGCGGCCGCCTGATCCGCGTGCCGGACAACTACGATCCGCAAACGCGCAGCTATACCGGCATCTGGAGCGGCGGCTTTAAGTGGGCCTACAGCGATAACCCGGCATGGGTGTTTTACGACATTATTTTGGCCGAGCGCTTTGGCCTGGGCGATCGCATCGACGCTTCCCAGGTCTCCGAGTCCGAGCTGTATCGCATCGCGCAGTATTGCGACCAGCTGGTGCCGGACGGGCGCGGCGGCGAAGGCATGGAGCCGCGCTTTACCTGCAACGTTTATCTGCAGTCGCGGGAAGAGGCCTGGACGGTGCTGAGCGATTTGGCCGGCATCTTCCGCGGCATGACCTATTGGGGGCAAAACCAAATGGTCGCCCTGGCGGATATGCCGCGCGATATGGACTTCACCTTCACCCGCGCCAATGTTATCGACGGCAAGTTTACCTACTCGTCCGCCAGCGAACGCACCCGCTACAGCACCGCGATGGTCAGTTGGTCCGATCCGGGCAACCATTACGCCGATGCGATAGAGGCGGTATTCGACAGCGATCTGGTGCGCCGCTACGACGTGAACCAGACCGAGCTGACGGCCATCGGTTGCACCACGCCGAGTGAAGCAAACCGCCGCGGCCGCTGGGCGTTGTTGACCAACAGCAAGGATCGCACGGTCAGTTTCTCCGTGGGGTTGGACGGCATGATCCCCATGCCGGGGCACATCATCGGCGTGGCCGACCAGATGCTGTCTGGGCGGGTGATTGGCGGGCGCCTCAGCGGCGTGGATGGCCGTAAGCTGACGTTGGACAGGAAGCCGGGCGCCAAAGCCGGAGATCGCCTGATCGTCAACCTGCCATCCGGCCGGGCGCAGGCGCGCACCGTGCAGGCGGTGAATGAACGCGTAGTGACCGTCACCACCGCCTACAGTGAGACGCCGGTGCCGGAAGCGGCCTGGTCCATCGACGCGGACGATCTGGCGGTGCAACTTTACCGCGTGGTGGGCATCGCCGATAACGGCGACAACACCTATACCGTCAACGCCGCGGAACATGATCCGAATAAGTACGCTCGCATCGATACCGGCGCACGCATCGACGATCGTCCGATTTCCATCATTCCGCCCGGCGTGCAGGCGCCGCCGAAAAACATCACTATCGACAGCTACTCCTCGGTGAGCCAGGGCATCGCCATTACCACCCTGCGCGCTGCCTGGGGCGCGGTTGAAAATGCCATCGCCTATGAGGCGGAATGGCGCAAAGATAACGGCAACTGGGTGTCGGTGCTGCGCACTTCGGCGCTCGGCTTTGAAGTGCCGGGTATATACGCCGGCCGTTATCGGGTGCGGGTGCGGGCCATCAACGCCAGTGACGTATCGTCTATCTGGGCGACGTCGATGGAAACCTACCTCAAGGGCAAAGAGGGTAAACCGCCGATGCCGGTCGGCTTCAAGGCATCGCCTTTGCTGTGGGGCATCCAGCTTGACTGGGCGTTCCCTATCGGCGCTGAAGATACGCTGAAAACCGAAATTCAGTATGCGGACAACGCTGCCGGGAATAACGCGATGCTGTTGGCCGATATCCCGTATCCGCAGCATACCCACGCCATGACCGGGTTGAAGGCGGGCCAGGCCTTCTGGTTCCGTGCGCGGTTGCAAGACCGCACCGGCAATCAGGGCGACTGGACAGGCTGGACCGCCGGGCAGGTGAACGCGGACGCCGGCGATTATCTCGAGAACATCGGCGACGATCTCTTGACCGCGAAAGACGGCGAGCGGCTGGTGGGCGATATTGACACCAACATCGACGCCATCTTGCAGAATGCGCTGGCCAACAACGCGACGGTGGATCACCAGTGGGCGCAGTACGGCACGGTGCGCGCCGATATCATGGTGGTGAAAACCACCATCGCGGAGGTCGATCGCGGGCTGGCCGAGATGAAAACCCAGGTGCAGGCGCAGATTGACGACGTCGCGGCGGTGCTGGAAGACAAACTGACGGCAACGGTAGACGCCGACGGCGCCACGGCCATCCATACGTTGAAAGCGGGCGTGCGGGTGAACGGCACCTTCTATAACGCCGGCATGTCGATCGCGGTATTGGCGGAAAACGGCAGGCCGGTTACGACCCGCATCGGCTTTAACGCCAATCAGTTTGTGCTGATGAGTGGCAGCGGCGACACGCAATACTCACCGTTCGCTGTAATCAACGGCCAGGTGTTTATAAGCGACGCTTTCATTCAGAACGCCTCTATCACGTCGGCGAAAATTGCGGATGCGGCAATCACCAACGCCAAAATCGGCGGCTTTATTCAGTCTGATAATTTCAGTGCGACCAGCGGGTGGAGGATGGATAAAAGCGGCGCAGGGGCTGGACAAATCCAGATTAACGGCGGCGACGGCAACGGGCGCATGGAGATACGTGGCGACCAGATTAATGTTTATGACGCTGGCGGTAATCTGCGGGTGAGAATGGGGAGGTTGTAGCGTGGCGTATGGCCTATGGATGAACGGAAAAACGCTGGCGTCGGTTAATAGTATTTCGCTATTAGCCAACGATAAGCAACCCTGGTTTGATGGTAATGGGCAAAAGGTTTATGTGCTACCGGATTACAAAGCTGGTAACCCTGTTTTTTTGGTCGGCCAAACTGGGTGGATATTCGGTAGTCAAACGAATCCCCCATCTTACGGTGGGGTAACGGGATGGAGAACTCAGGGAAATCAAATCATTGTTGATGCGACATTTAAGAATGGAGCCTCTTTGTTTATTGAGTATAGCATTTACCAGGTTCAACAGCCAGATAGCGCATCTGGAACTTATGGAATAATGATTCAAAACTCGGTGGACTGGATGAGCATTAACAGTTCGTCCAGACTGGGTTTTGTTGCATGGAAAGGGGAAGTGACGATTAACGGCAAATGGACATTGCCAGTCGTTCAAAACGATAACACCAAGGTTGTCTTTGTTCGGTGCGATGACCCCGGCGTTTCTATTTATCACGCTGTGCAATATAACGAATTAACGGTATCGCGTGATAATCGGTTAGGTGAGCCTATTTTAACCACAGCTAATGTGAAAGTGGTCATTATGAATAGTGGCTATTACCCGCCGACGCCAATCGGTTATGGGATGGTGATTAAGAATGCTGCCGGAAATAATACATTCACAAGTGATACAGAACCGTTAGTTTGGGATGGGCGCTCTGTTAATGTCGGTAGGAATCCAGAGGATTTAGTTGATACAGGAATAACTAGACCGATGATCCCCCTTGCAGTTAATGCGTTTATGCGTGGTAACTCAGAAATGAATGGCGGAGTTTATAACTACTACAGCTGTGGTTATCGGTTTAATGGTAGCTCTGTCCAATTCTGGCGCGCTGAATCAGGAACAAAAATTCAGACAAAATGGAATACATCAAACCGATGGTACTCGTCACAGATGCCGCTCATGGTTATTAACGCTGACCATTATTTCTAACAACCGGCCACCGAGCCGGTTTTTTTATGCAACGATTTAGGAGAGCATCATGCCCACAGGCACTCTAACCCTAACGAACAATTCCACCGTAGTGAAAGGAACCGGTACGGCGTTCAATACCGAACTGAAACCCGGTGATTTCATCGTGAGCGTGGTCGGCGGCGTTACCTATACGCTGCCGGTGAAAACCGTTGATAGCGCCACTCAGGCAACGCTGATTAAAGCTTATGATGGGCCGACACAGGCAGGTGCCGCGTGGTATGCCGTCCCACGTGATGCAATGAACACTATCACCGCCCAGCTGACCGCAGAGACAGCCAAAGCACTACGCGGCCTGAATCTCGATAAAAACAACTGGCAACAGGTATTCAGCGGCACTGGAAATATTACGGTGATGTTACCTGACGGCAGCACTTACACTGGCCCGGCTTGGAATAGTTTTACCGCTGCATTGAATTTGAAGGCGGATAAAACAGAAGTCGATAAAAAGGCCAATAAAAGCGACCTCGGCAACTCGGCGTCCCGTGATGTTGGTTCGACTGTCGGTACCGTGGCGGATGGTAACGATAAACGGCTGAATACAATTGATGGAAAATCCGGAGGGAAGTTATCCAGCAGCATTGAACTGGATGGAAAACAGAAAGGCGTGAAAATAAAGAATCAGAGTAATGCTCAGTATGGTGGTATGTACGCTTATGCTGACACAGCACCATTTTTCACTGATATAAGTACGCCAGCGGATGGATATTTCTATCCACTATGGGCATCAAAATACTTCTTTTCCGGTCGCCACGCTGGTGCATTTTGGGAAGGACTCCTGATTGAAAATACGGAGCCTGCATTAATTACTGGGTTTACAACTGAAGGGGGTAAGTCACAAGGACTAGTCAGGCAGTCTACAGAGGGGGATTTATCATGGATACGCCATATATCTTGCGTTTCGGTAACTCAGGCATCTGACAGAGACTTGAAAGAAAATATCGAAAAAATACAAAGCTCTCTTGAAAAAGTTAATAGACTAAATGGCGTGACATTCAACTGGAAGAAGGATGGATACCCATCAGCAGGTGTCATTGCTCAAGATGTAATGGAAGTTTTGCCAGAGTGTATCGCTTCGCAAATTAACCCGATTACTGAAGAAAGGAACTATGCGGTGGAATATCCGGGGCTGATTGGGCTTTTGGTTGAGGCTGTCAAAGAATTGTCTATGAAATTCGAAGCGCTTGAGAATGAAAAAATAAATAAGTGATACTAATTAAGGAGGTTTTTGATGGTATTAATCAGCGGAGTGCTAAAGGGGCCTTACGGCGATTCTCGCTCTGGCGTAACAATTACGATGCGCTCAATGAAAACATCATCCACGGTGTTGAATTTGGCAAAGTCGCAATCTGTCACCGATAATACTGGCCGGTATTCGCTAAATATGGAGCCTGGTGCCTACGAAGTCATTGTGTCGGTCTATGGTGCGCAGCCGGAGCGTATAGGCACTATTGAGGTTTATACCGACTCCTTGCACGGAACACTCAATGATTTTCTGCGTCGGCCAGGTGAAAGCGACATCACCCCAGAAATTGTTCAAACTGTCGATCGCCTGCGTGCAGAGGCGGCTTTGTCCGCCGACAAATCAGCAGCATCGGCAGCAGCGGCAAAAGTGAGCGAGCAGAATGCAGCCGAAAATAGCAAAGCCGTTACCGCCGCTGGCTTTGGCGTCGGCGCAATTCATACTGCTGATGTTTTTTCTTCAAATAATCAGTCATGTATTCGCCGCTATACCACAGCGACAGCCAATAGACCCGGCGGGGCAACTGGCGGCGTATTAGTTTTACCCGTTGATGGTGGGCCGTCGAGTGCGTATTTTGCAACATCGGTTGAACGGAAAGCTTGGATCGGTAGTTCAACCCCCGCAGCCCCTTCAACCATCTCTTGGGCGCGATTATTCAGTACGGCAGATCTCCCTGGGGTAGCCGATATTTCAGATTTGAAATATTGGGGATTAACAAAAGGCGTGTCAGCAGCTTCCAAAGGCAACTTCAATGCGCAAATGCAAAGCCGGCGCGGTTATGTGAGCACGGATCCTATTGGTAACCCCTTCAAAGACGTTGGCACATATTTCCTCGATACGCGCTCATGGGCGGTGACGCAGACGGGAACCGACGACAGCTATCGAACGGTACAGACCTGTTACGGCTATGGCGTGAGTGCCGCGCAGACGGGGAAAATTGCCGTGCGCAGCTGGAATGGCACCGCGTTTACCCCCTGGGTTTGGATATGGTCGGAAGCCAACACCACGGTTGACGGCAACGGTTTTATCAAGAAAGCCTCACCGATAGCGAGATTGTCCGCGGCGCCCGAGCATATGCAGGCTGACTATCTGGTAGGCGGCTTTGCTCTGGCCGGGTGCGCAGCGGTTAACGGTGAGGCGGACGGGGTGAGCGCAGAGCGAATCTCCGTCGGCGTTTATCAGCTGAATGGCTCACTGGGGTTGGCAAAGGAGGGCTGGACCATCGAGGTGCCGCAGGATATCAACGGTAACCGCCTGTGCTTTGTGGAAACCGCTACCGATAGCGACGGTGGCATCACGGTGAAAATCAGCAAACGCCGTTTCGACATCGATACCGCAACGGTCGTGGCCGGCGAAGCGATGGATATCCCCGAAGGGCGCTGGATCGATCTGCGCCTCGCCATGCCAGCGCGTGAAGAGGTGGAAGTGCAGCCGCCGGAGGCGCTGGTATCAAACGATGAAACGTCATCGGAAACCAACGCGGTTTCATAAATAAAGTGGATGCCAGGTAAAATGCCGGTGCAGTAGGTTATTGGCCGTCTATTGCATCGGCGCCGGCACTATCACCGATAGGCTCGGTCAGACACGCGGCCCGTTCCGCCAGGCAAGGTTCCCGCTGAGTGGGAGTCAGTACCGTTACTGCCCGTCAATTTTCAGTGACCAGCCACTGATCCGCTTCTTCGAACATCTCTTCCAACATTCGGTTCAGCTTCTCACGATCGCTTTTGCTGGCGTCGGAGTTCAGGCCGTTGGCCTGCATCGGCTTCACGCGCACGTCAGCTTCCGGGAACAGCGCATGCACGCGTTTTTCCAGCTCGTTGCGAATAATCTCGGCGGCGTTGGGTAACCCAGCGACGTTGCGTTTGTCGTACACCAATTCTACAAACAT